ATTGCCAATAAAAATGGCAGCATGATCCAAACTGCAAAATCAGTCTATAACGATCCTGATGGTTTGATTCAAGGTATTAATAAGAGGATTCAATTTACATTAGACACGACTAATGCAAATATTTCACTTAAAACTGCTAATCCTAGAGATGTTTACCATGCTATTAATAGGTATCGTAGAAATATTCTAGATTTTACTGAAGCAGACTTTGGATTAGGTAATAGAACCTTAAAAGCTGCAGGTTTAGGAGGTGCGATGGGTGTTCTTACTAATGGTAAGGCTCTTGATGCTGCTGCTAATGGTGATATAAAAACTGTAGTTAAAGAAGGTGCTAAAGATTTTGTTGTTGGCGAAGTTGTTAGCCAAGTAGCTCAACGTACAGTTGTACCTGCTGTACAACGCATTGCTCCTACTTTCTTAGGTGGTGTAGCTAATTTTATAGGTCCTTTATCAGCTATACCTATTGGTCTATCCGTTGGTAATGGATTAGCTGATTTCACTGAAAAGCGGAGAAAAAATGACCCTAACCTAACAAGTAATTCTCCATATCTAGATAATAATGCCTTTATTCACAGCAACGACAACCCGGTAACAATACAAGCTAATTAATGATAAGTCCTACTAAACGTGGGATGTGTGTTGAATATTTAGCAATAGTAGCTTTTACCCGAGCTGGGTTTGAGGTCTTTCATAATGCTAATGCCGATGGACCTGCAGATTTAATTGTTTGGGACGGCAAAGATACATATCTCATAGATACAAAAAAAACACAGCAAGTTGCTCGTGCAAACGGTGTTGGTTATACCAACTTTAATAGAAGGAAAAAACATCCTCATGTGCATATTTTAGGTCTCTGCGGAGATGACTGGATATGGCTCTCAGATCCGCCTGAAGCTTTGAAAGAGGTGCTTTAGGTATGAAGACATCAATCGATACCCTTTCACTCTTACAGGATGATTTTAAGATCTTTCTACAAGCACTTTGGGGACAACTAGATCTACCTTCTCCTACACGTGCTCAATACGCTATCGCTGACTACCTACAACACGGTCCTAAACGTCTACAGATCCAAGCATTCCGTGGTGTGGGTAAATCCTGGATTACAGGAGCGTTCGTTCTATGGACGCTATTTAATGACCCTGAAAAGAAGATCATGGTTATCTCAGCCTCTAAAGAACGAGCTGACAACATGTCTATCTTCCTTCAGAAACTAATTATTGAAACACCTTGGCTTAATCACCTAAGACCTAAAGCTGATGACGCACGTTGGTCTCGTATTAGCTTTGACGTTAATTGTGGTCCTCACCAAGCACCTTCAGTTAAGTCAGTCGGTATTACTGGTCAGTTGACTGGTAGCCGTGCTGACCTGATGGTCCTAGATGACATCGAAGTACCAGGTAACTCCATGACAGAACTCATGAGAGAAAAACTTCTACAGCTAACAACAGAAGTAGAATCTATCCTTACTCCTAAAACAGATTCACGGATTTGTATTCTCGGTACTCCGCAGACCTCCTTTACTATTTATCGTAAATTAGCTGAACGTAATTACAGACCATTCGTCTGGACTGCACGTTACCCTAAAGATAAATCAAATTACGAAGGTCTCCTAGCACCTCAATTACAAGAAGACATAGACAACGGTGCTGAACCTTGGCAACCAACAGATCCTGATCGTTTTGAAGATCTAGACCTACTAGAACGTGAAGCAGCAATGGGTAGGAGCAACTTTATGCTCCAGTTCATGCTGGATACAACCCTATCTGATAGTGAGAAATTTCCTCTTAAAATGGCAGACCTTATTGTTACTGCCGTTAATCCTAATACTTGTCCCGATGCAGTCATATGGTCAAGTGACCCACAAAACGTCATCAAAGACGCTCCCATTGTTGGCTTACCTGGAGATTATTTCTACTCTCCAGTGCAACTCCAAGGAGACTGGTTACCTTACACCGAAACAATCTGCTCAGTTGATCCATCGGGTCGAGGAACAGATGAAACAGCAGCAGCTTTTATCTCCCAAAGAAACGGTTTCCTGTACTTGCACGAAATGCGTGCTTACAAAGATGGATACTCAGACAACACACTCCTGGACATTCTAAAAGGTTGTAAGAAATACGGAGTAACTAAACTCCTCATCGAAACTAACTTCGGTGATGGCATGGTCTCAGAACTATTCCGTAAACATATTACCCAAAATAAACAATCATTAGACATAGAAGAAGTACGTGCCAATGTCAGAAAAGAAGACAGAATTATTGACTCCCTTGAACCTGTCCTTAATCAGCATCGTCTTATCGTGGACCGTTCTGTGGTCGATTGGGACTTCAAATCAAACCCAGATGCTCCTCCTGAAGAACGACTCCTCTATATGCTTTTCTACCAAATGAGTAGAATGTGTCGTGAGAAAGGTGCAGTTAAACACGATGACAGATTAGACTGTCTTGCTCAAGGTGTTAAATATTACACTGACTGTTTAGCTATATCTGCTCAAGAACAAATAGCACTAAGAGACCTAGAAGAATGGTATGACATGAATGAAGCTTGGTTAGATAACCCTGAACAAGCTGCTCAACATATGGTCTTAGGTATGTCTTTAGGACAACGAAAACAAGCTAGAGGACTAAAGACAAACAAGTCAGTCTCTAACTGGGTTTAGGACCGGTCAGTCACCTATACAGG